GAGGAATTAGGTAGAGCTGCTGTTAATCACATAGAAAGAGAAATGATAGCCAACACTAGCAAAGATGAAGATGATATAAGGGGCAGAGTGTTTACAGATGTAGTATCATCCGAAAATAACACCCCTATTAAGAGTAATGTAGTAAAGAAACTGATTGATGGTGGATATATAGATACTGATACAACAGATAAGTAGCTTAAAGGGGTATGGGGTTAAATTTTCGGGCTAGAAGCACCGAAACCCCACGCCCCCGAACTTCACACACATCTTAGTTTTAAAAGTTCAAAAACGCTTCTTTTCCACCTAAACGAAAATAGTAAAATGTCAGATAAGCTAAACTGGCATTTTACTTTCTTTTTTATAGGATTTCTGCTAATAAATGACACTATAGGCACACAAAATACACAAAGAATCTATAATTTAACAATAAAATGACAAGTAATAGGCTTTATAAGCTGCAAATTAAGTACCTTTGCACAAACAAAATAAAATAATATATGGGTATATTTGACTTCTTTAAAAAGAAAACTGTTAAGGCTGAATCTATGCCAGAAGTGGAGAAGATAACTATATCTACTCCTAAGCCAGATTCTGCCACTAATTATCAGTCAGAATTAGACGGAATCAGAGCCTATTTTGGCAAACTCTATAAGAGTAATGTTACAGATGACAGATGTAACTTTAATATCCTTCACATTGAAAAGCCAGTAGGGGTATATTATGGCTACACTAAATACACTGGTGAAACAAATAGGAATGGAGTTAAGGCTGTAGCCTTCCACCTTCCAGATGATTCTCTATTAGTAGATCTTACTAGGGGAATGTGGAAACAGTACGAAAAGCAGGTAGGAACAGATGGCTTAAAATGGCTAGGCTACAGTGATGGAGAAAGTATAAGGCTTACTGTATATACTGGCAAGGTTATGGAAGATGTTGTTACTTCATTCCTTAGTAATGTTGGAGAATGGATAAATACAGTAGCATTTAGGAATACCATATTAAAGAGGGCTGAAAAGATGAATCTGCCAGAAGGTGAATTTGTCTATAATAAGGCTGATAGCGGTAATGGATATGAGTATTATTATAATGGCAAATATCAGATAGCAGGGGTAGCTAGATATGTTGCAGCACCTTTTGTTTCTTTTGGCTATGCCAGATTAGAGCCAGACAACTCATTTAATAGCAAGGCTGTTGCTATATATACTGATAATGATGAAAAGATAGGCTACATTTCAGAAAAGGAACTATCTAAATACTATTCTGAAACTAAAGGAATAGACAATGTGCCTTTAGTAGTAGAAGCCCACTATTACAATAACAAGTTATATGGCTGGTTATATACGTTTTCTCGGAATAAAGAGGAATACCACTATCTAGTAAACCAGTTCTTAAAACTAACAGAGGAATAAAGCAAAAAGCCAGTCTAACTTAATAGGCTGGCTTTATTCATTCAATATCTTACATTAACTGTGGCTGTAGATACGGTTCTTCCATTCAGCTTAACAGTAGAGTAATATGTATTTCCTCTTTTATATGTGTATATGTTGCAAGTGTTACCCTTATAAGAATAGCTGTAACTGCAATTATCAGAAGGCTTGTTTAGCTTATCTAGAGCCTTACAGATAGCTTTATAATTACCATCTGTTATAATGTACCATTTCTTATAAAATCCAGTCTTAAAACCCTCTATTTTGACTGGCTTAACAGATGGTATATTAGATTCAGAAGCGACTAAACCAGATGGAATATTTGCATCAAATGTATATACTATGCTGGTGTATGTTTTCTTCTTATCTGGAACGGTTATAACATTCACAAAGCTGTTATACTCTTTGTTCCACGCATCATATCTAATGCCATTACTGGTAGTGTCATTTCTAACTACATTCTCATAACCTAGCTTATAAGTGTAAGCTATGATACTATCTAGACCTTCATTTACTGGAGTAAATTCTACTTGACTGTAACCACACACTGTAGTTATCATCATTATTAAGGTTATCATTAACTTTTTCATATTATCAGAATTATTATATTAGATAGTATTGTTACTACTGTTATTATTCCTGCTGCAATCATATCGGTTTTAGTACCCTAGAAAATATCTTTGCCAGTAAGTAGATTATCTATAAGTGTGAACAATAGATGCAGCAAAACAACTGCAAAGATAGGCAATAAAATGTAAGTTACCATAATTTGTTTAGATTTATTGATTAAATGAATAGTGAAAGCGTTATTATTATCAATATATCGAAGATAATACTGTTTTCTTGTATCTCTAATTGTTGTGCTTTATCATCATCTGTTTCTCTTTGTCTTTTATAGTCTGTTATAAACAGTATTATAAGTAATAGGCTGCTTATAGTAGCCAGTATGTAGTGTAATATTGTTGCTAAGGTTAGTATAGACATAATGTTTAATTTTTAATCCATTTTCCGTTTACTCTGGTTAGCTTCTAAGCCAGATTCTTGGGTATCATTATTATCTGTTTTTCTGTAGTGCCAGTGTTTATTACTGATGTTTTGCCTAGCTGCATATAAGTAGGCTTAATCTAGCCATTTCTTATAGCACTAATCACCTTCTAAATGGGATAGATGTAGGCTGTATCATTACCAAAGAAGCAAGTGTAATATATGTTATCCAGTTCTTTGTTTTTCCATCTGGCATATAGGGCTTTTAGCTTATATACTTCCATTAAGTGAGTATCATAGCACTCATACTATTTAGCCCTTTTCTTTATCTCTACTCCACTCTTTTTACCATTTAATGAGTAGTAATAATCTATTGTGTCATATTTCTCTACTGATGGGTGCTAATCTGTGATTTTGCACTAATCTAGTATGCTTTTAAAGAGCTATCTGCCGTTATTCTCGGCTTCATCAAATTTATCCATTTGTTATTTATTTCCATTTGTAGTATCATATCCATTTGCATTAACATTATCATTCCCATTATCATTCATACTAAGGTTTGTTATTATATATATCTACACATATAGGCTATGTAATACTGTTGTTAGCCTTAACTTCTGGAGCAATAGCTTAGATTGTGGTACTTTCTTCATTTCTATAATCATCTAAATAGGAATAATAGTCAGAAATACCTTCATTGTACTTTGCTGCTTCTAATCCTATTTTACCTGCTTCTATAGCTGCTTCCAGCGTGTCATTTTTCCACAACTTTGCACTATCATCGTAGGTGGTAAAAGGTTCTTTTTGGCTTGTATTTTCTGCCATTATAGATGATTTGTACTTATCAATCCATAAATCAAATACCAATCTTTTATTTATACACCATTCTGTGCCAGATAGCTTGTATTTGTTGTATAGTTTGTGAAACATCTTTTCATCATCCTTTGTTCCATCCCTAACATCTACTAAAGTATAGTTTGGATTGTTTGTGTAATAATCCACCATACGTTTTTCTAGTGTATTGTAGTCTTTTGAATAGCCGACTTTAGCGTATATATCACTTTCAATTAAGTATAGCATATTATTTTATTTTAATGTACTGTATAACATATCCTCTAGTATTTTTACCATCTATTTTCTTCTGCTTTGCTTCTATTACTGCATAGTTTCTAAAATCATCTATTGAAGGTTTCGCATTTATGCCTATAGTCTTATATATATTGGTTAGTACACTCTTAATATCAGCACCAGAAACGAAACTACCTTCTTTAAATCCGCTAACTGTTTTAAGTAGTTTGACTATCTTTGCTTGGTTGTTTAGTTTATCAGACTGGCTAATAAGTAACCTTTGTATGTTTGAAGTTTGATATTTCATTTCTTCCAGTTGCTTCATTCCAATTACCCTATAAGCATCATCAATATATGGGTATTTCTTTCTTAACAATGCCAATCTTTCATCATCTGTTAAACAGAAGCTAACCCCTTCTTTTCTTTTCATTATTTCATCAAATTCTAACACTGCATCTTTGAAAGTAGTTCTGGTTCTTTCATTCTTTAATAACTTATCAGATGTTTTATCGGAACTTGTTATAACATTCATACCAATTTTATTATACTCATTAGAAATATTCACTGATAGGCTGTAAGTATGGTGTAAGCACTTAAAGTTGAATATATCTAACTTCATTAGATTTGGGTCAAACTCAAAAGTACCAGTAGTTTCATCCCTATAAACATAAGCGTAAACACTTTTTTCAGTACCTTCTTTAATCTCGTTATCACTATTCACTTTTTGGATATAAGATTTTGCCTTAGCTTCTTCTTTAAGTACCACTGCTTTGTATTCTTCTAAGGATATATTATCATTATACCTAGTAGCCTTATAAATGTGAGTGATGTTAGTATATTGTGTATCTCTTATTCTGCCTGCTATTTGTCTTATTTGGGTGCTTATATCATATAAGGTTTGGGATTTGCTGCTATCGGAAACAATGTAAATTTTACCGTCCCTATCATATAAATCACAACCTTCAAAGCAAGTGGAAGTATATAGATTGATTTTCTTTACTTTATCTGTAGTATCACTATTTCTAATGCTTTGACAAGTGTCTTTATAATCCTTATTATTCCTACTAAAGATGATTCTGGTGTTATCATTAGTAAGGTTACAAGCCTTTATGATGTTTGCTATAAAGTGAACACTGTTTACAAATATGTGGGCATTTCCAAAAACTTTTCCTTCTAAATAATCATTGATAATACCTTTTAATGTGGATGATACCTATTTACATTGAACTGCTTTTACAGTTATTTCTGTTGTATTCTCCCAAACTACCTTATAAGTAGGAATATCCTTTAGTTCCTCTAACATTAAATCTGGCTCTATTGGTGTTGCTGTTAAGAATGACCATTCTTTAAAGTTCTTGTAAAGGTTAAGCACATTCTTTACAGCACTGTTTCTAAATACATACTGGATAAATAGTAAGTGCAATTCATCTACCAGTAAGAAGTAGTCATAGCCAGTAACACTAGCAACCTTTGGCAAACTATCATAAGTACACATTATCTTTTTAGCACCAGAAGTATTATCCAGATAATTCTGTATATCCGCTTTAGTTATACCTTCATAAACACCTAACACCTTAACTTCTTTATCTGTATTATATTTGTGCATCTTATTCCTTATAAGTGATACAAAGGGTACACAAATAATAGTATCTCTTTCATCCTCTAATGCAAGTGATGTACCACCACATCCTACTTTACCTTTGTCTATTAAATAGCCAACTGGTAAACCATTCTCTTTAAATTCTGGAACTTCGCCCAGATACTTGTACTGTTTTTCTACTGTAAATTGAATCATAGTATTTATTTATTTTAATCGGTTAATGTGAATCTGAAAATCTGGTTTTAATCTATAAAAATCCGTATGGTAACATTTTTCTATTGTGTTACTTATGGGAGTTTACTGTTTGGCTCTCAAAATGTGTTACCTCAAAAATCAAATTTAAGGCGTTTCTCAACGCCCTAAATCCGTTTCAATTTACGTCAAACAGTAGATAATTCAAGTAAATTCGATGATAGTTACAAATATTATGAAAATAACCCCCAAATGATGAGTAGAAGAATAAACACATTCTCTTAACTTTTTCTATGTAAATATAATACTTATTTTAGGAGATTCCAAATGATTTTCAATAAATTTTTCACTATTTTTTATCGGCTGTATATACTGGATTTCTGATGGTTCTAAGTGGATAAACACCAGAAATATACGCTTTTCTTCATTATTCTGTTATTTGTAAATATTATGAAATAGTTACATCCGCAGAGATTTTTGCAACAATAGATTATTATTAAAATTTTATCTATATATCTATTATCCCCACTTATCTGTTTTCTATAATACCGTGATTCTAAGAATCTACATTCTATTCTTTATCTGATTATCCGTGAGTAGTGCCGTTTCTATGCAGTTTAGAATGACATTCTTTGCAGACGGATAACAAGTTACTATAATCAAATGCTTTGTATAATCTCATATTACCAGTATAGTTAGTAAAGCTATCTTTGTGATGAACATCTATAGCTGGTGTTATTTTCCCTTCTGATAGACACATTTCACACAGTGGCTACTGCATTAGTTTTGCCTATCTTAATCTTTTCCATTTGGAACTATAATAAATATCCTATCTGTTTTCTCGGTTAATCTGCCTTATTGGTTCTTTCTTTGGTTTTCTTAAAGTTGGCATACTGCAATACACTCTATTTTAGTTCACTAAAACTAACTTTATCTCTAATCTCTATATCTGTATCTGGTGTGTATGATATATCTGGTACATCTGAAAAGGTTAAATAGTAGTTGGCTATTCTATCATCTCTATAGTAAGCACCTTTGAGCAGTTTGAAATAGTATTTGAACTATTCTATAAAGTCCTATTCTGGATTGTAGTTATAAGTGAGCTTCAAAAAGGTATCATTAAAAGTGTCCTAATCCTACTCACTCTTTACTAGTTGTGAATGTAGTTGTTTGTAGTGCTTTTCCATTAGAGCATTAACAGCACTGTTATAAGTAGCCTTAGAAATATTAACCTCTTTTCGATTATAACTACTCCAAACACTACTCATTCTGCTTTGTTGTACTAGGCTATAAACTAATCTAAAATATATCTAACCAGAACTGATTTCTTTACCCCCAACACGCTAGCCATTTCATTTAGCATAAAAGATTGATTTGGGGTTAGTCTGACTGTAATTTTATTGTCTTTGTTGTTTGTTTTGTCCTTCATAACCATTTTATCATTTCTATTTTTATTATATTCAAATATAACACTTTGTCCGACCAAACCCAAATAAAAAATATACTATTTTAGATAATTGCTATTGTACCAATTTCTAGCTAGAGATTAAGTTATACAGAAGAAAAGAAGTATAAGCATTGGTGATAATTGTCGGACATTTTTTTGTATTATAATAAAAAGAGGAACACACTAAGCATAGAAAAGTGTAATAGATACGAAATAGCATAGATGTTTAGATTAACTGCAAATTGGAACATAAAATACCTATTTAACAATGGATAAATTTAAAATACCTACAGACATTGAATCAGAAGCAAAGAAATACATAGCTGATGTATGTGATATGCTAGAGAGTAACGGAGTAATGGAGAATGTAGATACTGCTGCATTGACTATGCTAGCCAGAAATTACTCTATGTTTATTAAGGCAAGTAAGCAACTTGAAACAGACGGTTTAACAGTAGTATCTGACAGAGGTAACATTTCACCTCACCCTGCTATTAAGATAGCCAAGGATGCACAAATATAGGCGATGAAAGTGATGGCTGAATTTGGACTAACAGCCAAAGCCAGAACTAAGCTACCTAAACTGGATGCTAACAATACTACAGAATCACCTTTAGAAGCATTTGTAAAGAACAGTAAGAAAGAAGTAAGGTAATGAGTAAGCTAAAGAAATAGCCAGTCTTAGATGATGCTGGAGAGCTTGTAGGATATGAAGCACCAGAAAAGGATATAAAGATTCTGGTATGTGACAAGAAAGATGCAGAGCCAATAATTATAGAGCATCATTATTCACACAAGGTAACTAAGAACTGCTTTCTATCTTTCTTAGTCTATTACAAGGGTGAAGTAAATGGAGCTTTACAAATTGGCTATGGGATTAAACCTAGGTAGAAGGGAAAATATAATCCAGATGAAGTAAGGGAGTTTGATAGAATGTGGTTATCTGATGATATGCCTAAGTTTAGTGAAACTATTACTTTATCACTGCTACATCATTTCCTTAGAAAGAAATATCCAGAAATAAAGTACCTTATTAGCTATGCTGACAATAGTAGCGATGTAGGTAATAAGGGTATTATCTACTAGGCTGCTAATTATAAGCTGATTGATAAGGTTAAATCTGATTTCTATATACTGGAATCTGGTGAGAGGGTACACCCTATTACTATGTGGCATAGACACGGTACAAGGAAATGGAAAGTGCTATAGTCAATTTATCCCAATATCCGCAAATCGGACGGTTATCAAATGAAATATGTGTTTAATCTATGATTCCTTTAAAAGTTGATATGTATGATGCCAACACTAGAAGGTGGATTAAAAGTTATCCATCTATAACAGAAGCATCTTTAGATACTGGAATAAGTGTAAGTAGCATATCCAAGAATCTAAGGGGTGATTTAAGGGCTGTAGGCAATAGAAAGTATTACTTTAGAAGTAATAATATTGAGTATAAGCCCAAATATAAATCTGATATGCACAATTACAAGGGGAAGCCAGTCAAACTTTACAAGATTGGTGAAGGCTATATAGCTACATTTGGTTCTAGTAAAGAAGCTGCTGAAAAGTTGGGCTTTAATAAAGTTATGATTAGTTAGAATCTAAATGGAAAGATAGAACTGATTAAAAAACGCTACTATTTTAAGTTTGTAGAAAGATGGTAAATAGACCTTATTACAAGTATGCTGTAGATGTAGTAGAAGGTAATGTTATAAGTTGTGAGAATATAAAGCTAAGTTGCAAAAGGTTCTTATCTGACTTTAATAGGGATGATTTGGAATTTAGGGAATCAGTAGTAGATAGGGCTATAGCCTTCATTGGCACTTTGAAACACTTTGCTGGAAAATCATCTGGTAAGAACTTCATTCTAGAAGAATGGCAACAGTTTATTATAGCAAATATAGTAGGCTGGTACTGGAAAGAAACAGGAGATAGAAGGTTTACCAGTAGCTACATAGAAGTGTCTAGAAAGAACGGAAAGACTGCTTTAGCTGCTGCTTTGTGCCTTTACTATTTAATAGCTGATGGTGAGGATGGTGCAGAAGTGGATTTGGCTGCAAACAGTAAAGAGTAGGCAAAGATAGCCTTTTCTTTCTGTAGCAACTTTGCAAAGCAGTTAGATCCTAAAGCCCGTTATCTCACAGCATATAGGGATAGCATCTTATTTGATGTGAATAACAGTAAGCTAAAGGTGTTTGCTGCTGATGATTCAAAACTGGATGGATTCAATGCCAGTTTTGGCTTAGTTGATGAATACCACTCGGCAAAGAACAGTAGGGTTAGGGATGTTATTAAATCATCTATGGGTATGCGCTAGAATCCTCATTTGTGTACTATTACAACTGCTGGTTTTGACAAAACATTACCCTGCTACAAACTAAGGACTACAGCAATAGAAATACTTAACGGATTAAAGACAGATGATAGTATGTTTATTGCTATCTACTCATTAGATGATGAAGATGATTGGACTGATGAAAACAACTGGATTAAATGTACTCCTAACCTAAATGTTACCGTTACCAGTAAGTATATTAGGGAATAGGTATAGAGTGCAATTAACAATCCATCTGAAGAAGTTGGAGTAAAGACAAAGACACTTAATCTATGGTGTGATAGTTCTTCAGTTTGGCTACCAGAATCATATATAGTCAAAGGTAGCAAAACTATCAATCTGGAAGATTTTAGAGATTATGAATGTTATATAGGAGTGGATTTAGCTGCTACTTCTGACTTGACAGCGGTAACTTATCTTATAGTTAAGGATGATACCTATTATTTCAAGACTGACTATTATTTGCCAGAAACAGCTCTAAGCCAGAAGGCAGATAGAGAACTTTATAAGTATTGGAAACAATAGGGTTTGTTAAAGATTACAGAGGGTAATGTTACTGACTATGACTATATAACAAATGATATGCTTAAAGCCAGTGATATTGTGAGTATCTAGGCTGTTGGATATGACAAATACAATGCTACTTAGTGGGCTATAAAGGCTACAGAGCTAGGTTTGCCATTAGAAGAATATCCGCAAACCCTAGGTAACTTTAATAAGCCTACTAGAGAAATAGAGCGTTTGATATTGTCTGGAAAAGCAGTAATAGACAATAACGAAATAAACAGATGGTGCTTTAAGAATGTAACCCTAAAATCTGACCATAACGGAAATGTAAAACCAAACAAATCTGTTAAAGGTAAAAAGATAGATGGAGCTATATCTGCTATATAGGCTTTAGGTATGTATTTGAATGTGCCACACTACTCTAATGAGCTAATAACCATTTAAGATAAGAACAAATAACATTATAATTCATTTGATATGTTTAATTTTGGAAGTAAAAGAAAACAGCAAGAGGAAAGAAGCCAGATGTTTGACTATCTGATGTATAATAGTAGCTCTGGCTATTCTACTAATAAATCTATGCTCCTTAGTTGTGTTTACAGATGTGTAGAAGTAATATCTGATTCTGTAGCACAACTTCCATTAGAGCCTTATAAGATTGATAGTAGAGGATATAAGATTAAATATAAGGAGCATCCAACTTATAACCTTCTAAACAGAGAGCCTAACCAGAGAATGAGCAGGTTTACTTTTATGAAATCGCTTATAGTTAGTGTACTGCTTAAAGGTAATGGGTTTGCTTATATTGAAAGAGATAATAGGGGAAATGCAGTAGGGCTACACTTTATTCCTGCTGAACTGGTTACTATTATTTCTCCTAGAAGGATGAAGGATAACATTAGCTATTCTGTTACTGGCATTGGTAATGTAGAAGCCTGCAATATGATTCATATACTAAACTTTAGTTATGATGGTATTACTGGAATCTCTACACTGGCACACGCTAAGAACACTTTAGGCTTATCTGTAGATGCAGAATCACACGCTGCTGGATTCTTTAAGGGAGGTGCAAATCTAGCTGGTATATTGAAGGTACAAAGCACTCTTACAAGTAAGCAGAAGAATGATTTAAAGACTAGCTGGCAAAGTGCTTTTAGCCCTTCTACTGGTACTCCTAATGGTGTTGCAGTGTTAGAGGGTAATATGGACTTCTAGCCTATAACTGTAAATCCTGCTGATGCGCAATTACTAGAAACAAGACAGTTTAATGTGATTGATATTTGTAGGTTCTTTGGAGTGTCACCAGTTAAGGCATTTGATTTGTCTAAGAGTAGCTACAGCACTGTAGAAGCTACTGAACTAGCCTTCTTAACTGATACTCTAGCACCTTTACTTGAAAAGATAGAGCTGGAATTTGAGAGGAAACTGTATAAGCCTTCTGAAAAGGATTCTATAGATGTAAGATTTGATACTGCCACTTTACTTAGGGCTGACAAGCAGTCACTGGCAAACTACTACAATACACTTTTTAATATTGGTGTAGTGTCTGTTAATGACATTAGAAAAGAGCTGGATATGTAGTCTGTTGAAGGTGGTGATACACACTTTGTATAGGTTAATCTAATGGCTCTGGATAAGGCTGCTGAAAATATGCCTAGTAACAATGCCATTACTTAGAAAGATGAAGCCGAAAACGGAACTGATAAAACTAACTGATTATGATAATTGAAAGAGGAACTGACTATATATTAAAACTGAATCTAAAAGGTGATGATGGTGCTGCTATGAAGGTAGCGGATTTAGCATCATTCTCTATTAGAGTGTTTACTAGTGACCCAAAGAAGTATCTGCTATTTGATAGAAACAATGTAGTAAATAAAGGTGATTATGAATGTATATGTATTTCTGCTGACTAGTTGGAGGTACTGCCATCTGGAGTTTTAAGTTACACATACTACTATAGCACAAGTGATGATAACTTTACTGATGATAGACAGTACAACAGAAACAGAACTATTTATACAGAGGATTATTTTAAGAATGACTATCTGAATCTAGCACCATCTAACCCAGTAACAGTAGAAGCCATTAAGAGGGTAGAAAATATGGTGTATGATGAAACTGCCAGAGCTACATCTGTAGAGAATCAGCTTAGTGAGCGTATTGATGGAATAGTAAATAATTCAGATGCAGAAACAGAAAGAGCTACAGCCGCAGAAACAGCCTTAGATGAAAAGATAGATGCAGTTGCATCCGACTTATTTACAGAAGTTGCTAGGGCTAAGGGTGCAGAACAAACCCTAACAACTAACCTTAACTCGGAAATTAGCAGGGCAAAGAAAGCTGAATCTGATATTACTGTATCTGTAAATACTTTATCTACTACTGTTACTGCAAACAAGACTGCAACAGATAAGGCTATCAGTGATGAAGTGGCAAGGGCTACCAGTGCAGAAAATACACTTACAACTAACCTAAATGCAGAAATAACTAGGGCTAAAGGTGCAGAGGGAACACTGACTACCAATCTAAGTAATGAGGTTACTAGAGCCACTAACAAGGAGAATGAATTAAGCACTAGTATCAGTAATGAAACCAGTAGGGCTACTGCTGCTGAAAACAGTTTGAAAGAGAGATTAGATAACATTACTATGAGAGTTGAAAATGAAACACTTTATCTATCATTATGAGCAATATAAGCACAATAATTATAGGTGGCACTAGCTATGATGTAAAGGATAAGTAGGTATAGGCTTTGGCTTCATCTTTACAGAATAGTCTGGAAACAGAAATAACTAGGGCTAAATAGGCTGAAAGTACAATATCTGAAAAGATAGATAACATACAGTACAATGTAGCTAGTAATGAAGATATACAGAAAATAATACAGTGATAAAAGCATTATGGGCAATATCAATACACTTAACGTGAACGGAGTAGAGTATAAACTGACTGACAGCTAGGCGCAAATATTACTGGCTACTCTACAATCAGACATAGAATCCTTACAGACTTCTATAGAGGAAATAAACAGAAGAACTAGCTGGATAGAAGTAGATTAAGTATGTAGGACAATTTTTTGTATAGTATAAAAGAAAAGACATTATGAAGGAAATTAGAAACACTAATCTGGAATTGAGAGCTATAGCACCAGAATCTAGAGAGGTTACTGGTTATGCTATTGTTTTCTAGAGTGAATCCAATGATTTAGGCGGATTCAGGGAAACAATAGAGCCAACTGCCTTAGAAGGTGTTATAGAAGTATCTGATGTGCTTTGCCTACTTAATCACAATGAGGATAAAGGAGTATTGGCAAGGTGTAAGAATGGTTCTGGAAGCCTTAAATTAGAAGTGGATGAAAAAGGGCTTAGGTATAGTTTTGAAGCACCTAACACAGCTTTGGGTGATGAACTCTTAGAGGGTATTAAGAGAGGTGACATTACTACTAGTTCTTTTGCATTTACTGTAGGTTCTGATACTTGGACTAAGAAAGAGGATGGAAGTTATCTTAGAACTATCAATACTATCAAAGAGCTTTTTGATGTTTCACCAGTATATAGAGCCGCTTATGATGCTACCAGTGTTAAGGCAGATACCAGAGGTTTAGATGAAGCTAAGGCTAAAGAGAAAGCAGAACTAGATAAATACTTTATGGATTTAAGAGCTAAAATTAAATGACTATGGATAGCCTAACACTTATTGATAAAAAGGAGCAACTGAAAATTAAGGCTGAATCTATTTTGTCTGGTGCTGAAAAAGAACAGCGCAAGCTAACAGAAGATGAACAAAGAGAGTTTGATGACTTAAAGGATAAGATAGTAGCCCTAGAGGATGAGATTAAAGAGATAAACGCTTGTTTAAACAAATAGAAAAAATCTAATCGTAATATGGAAAAGTTTTCACTAATTAAAGCAATCAGCACAGTTGCAAACGGTAAGCAACTTGATGAAAGAAGCCAGGAAGTAGTTAATGCTGGTATCGCAGAAATGCGCAAGTCTGGACAGTCTTTTAACGGACAAATTATATTGCCAGTAGAGGAAAGAGCCTCTATTCAATCTACAGTAGCTACTGCTGGTCAAGAGAATGTAGCAGAAGATAAACTTAATATTCTTGAGCCACTTAGGGCTAATCTCGTAATGGTTAAGGCTGGTGCTAGCTATATGACCGGACTTGTTGGTAATGTTTCTATTCCAGTATTTAGCGGTTCTAATGTAGCTTGGGCTGGTGAAGTAGCAGGTGCTACTGATGGTGCTGGTACATTCAGTGAGGTAGTTCTAGAGCCTAAGAGATTGACAGCTTATGTAGATGTATCTAAGCAGTTCCTTCTTCAAGATTCTAATGATGCAGAAGCTATGTTAAAGAGGGATATTGTTAATGCTATCAGTGAGAAGCTAGAGCAAACTATTCTTGGTAATGCTGCTGGTTCTACTACTCAACCTGCTGGACTTTTCAACGGTGTAACTGCTGATTAGGCTGCTGTTACTTATGCTGATGTGGTAAATATGGAAGCTACTCTTGAAGGAAAGAATGTATCTGGAAATATCCAGTTTATTGTTTCTCCTTCTGCTAAGGCAGTTCTAAAGACTACTGCAAAGGTAGATGGTGCTTCTAAGTTTATTATGGAGAATAACGAAATAGAGGGTTATCCAGTGCTTTGTACTTCTGCTGTTGCAGGAAAGGGTGTTGTAATGGGTAACTTCGCTGATTACGTTATCGGACAGTGGGGAGGTATCGATCTTACTGTAGATCCTTATACACAAGCTGCTAATGGTAAGGTAAGACTTGTTATCAATGCTTATTTTGATGCTAAACCTCGCAGAGCTGACGCTTTTGTGAAGAAAGTATTGAAATAATCCAGTCTGTTAAATAGGTGAGTTTTGTGAGTAGGTGTAACAGCCTACTCACCTTACTAAATTAAAACTTGAAAGCTATGTATATAACACTTGAAAGAGCTAAGAAGCATCTACAAATAGATGATAGCTTTACTGATGATGATGCTTATATAATTGGACTTATATAGGTAGCAGAAGATGCAGTAAGTTAGCATTTAGACATAGCTTTAGAAGATTTGTTGGTAGATGGAGTTTTACCGTCTGCCGTATCTCATTCTATTTTACTGATGGTAGGTAATTTTTATGCTACCAGAGAGCCTATAGCCTATGGTTCTGTAACCAAAGTGCCTTATACTCTGGACTACCTATTAGGACTTTACAAACACTATAATCTGCCTTAAATGTATGAGAGCTGGTTTGTTAAGGGAAACAATAGGGATAGAAAAGCCTACAGTAGTGTAGAATGATTTTGGGGCTAATCATATTGAATGGACTACCTTTATAAAGAAAACCAGAGCTTAGGTTACTTATAGTAATGGGAATAGGGTTAATGAGAATAATGAAATAGTTTTCTCCTATGAGGTTATATTTACTGTAAGAGTTTATCACCAGATAAACGAGAATATGAGGATTATCTGGAAGAATAAAAAGTACCGTATTTTGTCAATAGAGGAAAGTCTGGAGAAACAAAACCTAACTATAAGAACGGAGTTAATAAATGAGTAACGTAACAATAGACAATACACAAGTTACAAAGTTATTTGATGCTTTATCTGCTGATAAAAGAAGTTCCATTCTTACAAAGGCACTGAAAAAAGGTGCTGCAACTTTATAGGAAACTACCAAACAATAGCTAAGGACTAAACTAGGTTCTGGTGCTACTTCTGGTAAGAAGTATGGAAAAAGTCTGGAGAGTGGTATAAAGGTTAAGGCTGATGCCTATGGCGAAGTGAAGGTACATATAATGGGTGACTTTAGGTTAAAGTTCTTTGAGAAGGGAACTAAACAAAGAAAAACCAAAGGACACAAAGTTACTGGATATGCTGGCAGAAGGCTTAAAAGGAGTGGTAGAGGTGGTAACAGAGGTTCTATAAAGGCACTTAATTTCTTTAAGGCTGCTAGATAGAGCCAGACACAAATAAACAATGTAATTAACCAGTCTATTACAGCATCATTAAGGAGGGTGGCACTATGAGTAGTCTGCAAATTGGTAAAGCTATATACGCTATTTTGGCTAATAACAACATTCAGAAAGTATATCCTTTGGTAGCTGATGAAGGTACTACATTTCCTTTTATTGTATATCGTAGGACTGGCTTAGTTCCTGCATCTACTAAAGACAGATACAATTATAAGGAAATGGCTACTGTTGAACTTATAGTAGCTGCTGACAATTATACAGACAGCATCCAGTTAGCCGAATAGGTTAAGAATATACTGGAGCATACCAGAGGTACTTTTAATGATATAAGAATCGGAGATATAGAACTAACAGAATCTGATGAAGATTACTTAGAAGATACTTTTATACAAAGACTAACTTTTAATATTGAAATACTATGAGCGTAATAAAAGGCGGTGATATGATGCTTTTCGTAGGTGGAAAGTCAATCGGTTTTGCTACTTCACATACATTAAGTATTAGCGCAGACACTAAGGAAACTAGCTCTAAAGATAGCGGTGGAAAGTGGCAGACTAGCGAAGTAGGTGTACTTAGCTGGAGTGCCCAAAGTGAAAACCTTTGCGCTGATGAGGTGTCTGGTATTGGCTATGATGATTTGTTTGATTATATGATAGCCAGAAAACCTATAGAGGGTGTATTTGCCTTAGAAGGTGATTCCACTGATTTAGAAGATAACAAGTTAGACAAAGCTCCTACTGCTGGTTGGAAGCCAAAGACTAACAACGGATATAAAGGACAGATGATTATTACCAGTCTGGAGAAAAATGCTCCTAATGGTGAAAACGCTACCTTTACAGTACAGTTTACTGGAACTGGAGCATTAACTAAAGTTGCTACTGTTTAATTTGAGATATAAAGTAAACCCTTTATACCTTTATACAAGTTATAGAGGTGTAAAGGGCTTTTTTGTTATAACGAACTTATTTAATGGACTATGAAACTTAAAATCAATAACTAGGAATATACTGTTAAATATACAATTAGAGCCTTATTTATATTTGAACAGATAACAGGTAAACCATTTGGCATTAAGACACTACTAGATAACTACCTATTTTTCTATTCTATGATACTGGCAAATAATCCAGACAATCCTATTACTTGGGATGATTTTATAGATGCTCTGGATAATGATAAGAATCTACTTGGAGAGTTGTCTAAGATTGTGGAGGACTACCAGAAACAAGACAACTTATTTGCTGACGAAGAAAGCGGTAGCGAAAAAAAAAGTTAAGTGTGTCTGAACTATATGCCATTTTGGTATTAAGGCTTCATTATCCACCTAAGTATGTATTAGATGAAATGTAGATGTACGAAGTAAGGGCTATATTGAAATATGAATATCTGGCTAATAAGGACAGTTGGGAATAGGCTAGGTTAATAGCATATCTTATAGCATAGACAAACAGCAAGAAGAAACTATAGCTATCTGACATTACTTCCTTCTATTGGGAAGAAAATACATCATAGCCATCTGAAACATCTATGAGTAATACAGACTTAGCAAGATTAAGAGAAAAAGCGAAACAATACTTAAAAACTAATATAAATGGCTGATTATGTAGTTAGATTTACTGGATAGGATAATTTATCTGGTACAATAAATCAAGTAAATAAAGAACTGAATCAAGTTGGTAACAGTTCAACAAAGCTAGATTAGATAATGGCTAAGTTTAATAGGATAGATTAGAGTGCAGCACCAGTAAAGAGAAAGCTAAGGGATTTGCAATAGATAATGGCTTAGATGAATCTGGACGGTTTGACTGGAACAGACTAGTTTACTATCATAGCAGAGAAAGCTGGTGCTTTAAGTGATGCTATGGGTGATGCTTCTACTGCTATTAGACAATATTCAAATGATACCTTCAAATTACAAGCTGGAATAGAAGCCTTTTAGGGTATTACTGCTGCTGCTACTGTGGCTACTGGAGTAATGGGGTTATTAGGTAGTGAAAATGAAAAGGTAGAATAGGCTATATTAAAAGTGCAAAGTGCTATGGCTATTATGAATGGAGTATAGCAGATAGCCAATACACTTAACAAGGATAGTGCTTTAATGCTTAGGCTTAAATCTATCTGGACTGCTGCAAACACTACTGCTACTGGAGCAAACACTGTAGCCACTGGTGCTAATACAGTTGCCACTATAGCTAATACTGCTGCTTAGAAGGCTTGGAACTATACTAAGGCTATTGGTAAAGCCTTATTTGGAGATTGGACTGGTTTAGTTCTGGTAGGTGCTGCTGCTTTGGGTACTTATGCTTTGGCTACATCTGATGCCAGTGATGCCGAAAAAGAGCATAATGACAAGCTGAAAAAGACATAGGAAACTATGGATAATTACACCTCTACACTTACTTCTACATTCTCTTAGCTAATGACTAGCTACGCAAAGTTAAGGGCAGAGTGGGTTAATCTTAGCAATGAGCAACAAAAAAACCAATGGATAAAACAAAACCAGAATAAACTGGAAGAACTAAACCTTTCTGTTAATAATGTAGCTGATGCAGAAAAGATTTTCAGTAATAATACTCCTTCTGTAGTAAAGGCATTTGAAGCCAGAGCTAAAGCTGCTGCTTAGTTATCCCTGCTTACAGAGAACTATAAGAAGCAGATGTAGCTGATTGATAAAATCAATACTACATAGGCTGCTTAGGCTGCTTATGCTGCAACATAGCCAAAGGTATAGGCTGGATAGGAAATAACAAACAGCTCACATAGAAGTAGCAGATATGGATATGTGAATAATGCTGGAAAGTGGGTATATAGTGAAGCTGGTGCAAAACTGAATAACACTGGAATATCAGACACTAACCCACTTATGAATAGGATGAAGAAAGAGCTGGAATCTTTATAGGATGAAGCAAATAAGATAGCTAACAATATGGCAGAAACTCTTAAAGATGTACCTACAATTACAAAGAAGGGAAGCACTACTAAACCTAGCACTACAAAGACTGGTAAGACTGCTAAAGATGTTGTAGCTCCTATGGGAAGTCTGTAGGCTTTAGAGGATGAACTTAACAAACTGAATAAGGAACTAAAGCTAACACCAGAAACCGACACTACTAAGATAGATGAACTTAAAACCAAAATAGCAGAGCTTACTGGAAAGAAAGAAGCACTGGAAATTCAGTTAGGAATTAAAGAGCCAAAGAAAGAAGAAGCTAAGAAGTGGGCAGAAGGTTCTATAGCATCTATAAAAGAGGAAATAGCCAAGCTGGATGATAGATTACTTAATGAGAATCTAGAACTACCAGTAAGAATAAAACTAATTGCAGAAAGAAATGATTTGTAGAACTAGGTGGATAAATTATCTAATGGTGACAAATCACCTTATGAGCTTTATGGGGAATATAGTAAGTAGGCTGGTGAAATTACAAATCAGAGGAATATAGGAATAATATCTGCTGATGATGCAAAAAGCCAGATAGCCGAAATTAACAAGGAGCTATAGAAGTTGGGAATAGACCCAATAAAAGTACATATAGAAACTGATTCCGAAAAGGCTTTTAAGGGATTCAAAGATGATGCTGATAGTATTTTAGGTGGCTTTGAGGGCATAGATGGTGTAGTTAATTCATTTGAATCACTAGCCCAATCTATAGCCGATGGTGCTAATGCTTGGGAAATTTTTATGGGAGTAGTACAGACTGTTAGCAGTGTCTTAAATGGTGTGGCTTCTACTATCTAGGCTGTAACTACCATTACAGAACTTCTAGGTACTACTACTGCTGCTACTACTGCTGTTACTACTGCTTCTGCCACTTAGGAGGTTGCAAACTCTGGTATGGTGGTAGCTGCTAAATCTGGTGAAGCTATAGCTGGTGCTACTGCTTCTGGTGCTAAGATGCCATTCCCTTTAAACTTGATAGCTATAGCTGCTGGTATAGCTGCTGTTGTAGGTGCTTTGGCTATGATTAGTGGTGGCTTTGCAGATGGTGGTATTATTGGTGGAAACAGTTTTCACGGTGATAGAATGTTAGCCAGAGTAAACGCTGGTGAAATGATACTAAACCAGAAACAGTAGGCTAATCTGTTTAATATGCTTAATAGTGGTGCTTCTAATGCTGGTGGTACAGTAGAGTTTAAAATATCTGGTAGCCAGTTAAAGGGAGTGCTGAACAACTATAACAGCAAAATGAATAAAGTTAAGTGATATGATATATAATGGATATTTCAGAGATATTACAGATAGTGATAATCTCTATTGGGTTAAAATAACTACTAGTACGGGTGCTGCTTAGAGTAACATTACTCTAGGCGGTACACCCTTCACTACAGAAATGGATGATAGCGATGAAACACTATATAAGCCAGTAAAATACTAGTCCGCTACAGTCGCTATCATTACACCAGATTATAACTTTGATATATACAGTGCCAAAGCCTAGGGAACTAAAGTAGAGCTTCTGAATGATACTGGCAAGGTACTTTGGACTGGTTATGCTACTCCTAATCTTTATGATATGGGATTTGATGAAGAAAGGGAAGAAGTGGAAATAGAGTGTATCGACGCTTTATCTACACTACAATATATAAAGTATGAAGCTACTACAAAGAATGTGGTTACTTTCTTGGAGGTAATAAGGAAAGTGCTTAGTAGCTGCAATGCCTATAATTACTTCTATGTAAGCAATAACACATAGCTAACAGATAATGGAACTGCTACCATATTGGATAAGTTATACATATCAGAAAACAATTTCTTTGATAAAAAAGAGGATGATGAAACTGATGCAGATGTAGCTTGGACTAACTAGGAGGTTCTGGAAGAAATCTGTTAGTATCTAGGCTTAACTGCTGTTGCTGATGGTGATAGTGTTTATTTCCTAGATTATGATGCTATTAAGAACGGAAGGAACAGTTACTACAAATATGCTGTAAATGATACTACAGCACCATCATTAGTAACGTTATCTCATACCAAGACCATTACAGCCAGTGATTATAGTGAAAGTGGCTCTAGCCTTAGCTTGGATAATGTATATAACAAGGTATCTGTAAAGGATGATTTATATACATTTGATGCAGTAATACCAGATATGTATAACAACATAACCAACATTACTAAATCATCTGATTCTACATTATCTAGCTCTACCAATGTAAATAATGGTATGTATGGTGAGGTAGTACAGAGTGAGATAGGAAACAGCACAAACAAGGCAAATAACAATATGATAGTTATGCTGGATAGGGTTAAGAATCCGCAAAAGGGTGAATATGGTGCTTACAATGTTGTATTTGTGAAATACTTTACTAATCCTAGCTATAAGTTCTACCAGTATAATGGCTCTACCAAATCAGAGATTACTAGCCTAAATTACACAGATACTAAAAGCGTTCACGGTGCTTTTATAGGTAAGTTTGGAGTGAAGAAGCTGGATAAGACCTATTCAGATATGGAATAGTGGATAAATAAGATAGTTGGGAATGAAATTACTTTGGATGATTGGTTAGCCAGAAACGAAGTAAGTTCTGTGGATTTTACAAACTACATAGTATTGCTTAATCCTTCTTCTGGCTATATTTCAAATGACAATATGGCTAGTTATCCTTACTTTGAAACTTCTGTATCTGATACTTCTGCTTTATTTGGTGGTAAAAATGCCTATCTGGTTATAAGTGGTAGCTATAACTTCCATTACTTTGAAGATGATCCATATCCTATACCATCTGGAGAAGCTGACATAGCAGAAGGTAGATTTGCAATGGATTAGGGGCAGACATATCTTTTAGCTAAACTGCAATGGGGTAGTCTATACTGGAATGGTTCTGGATGGACTTCTACAGTATCTACCTTTAAAATCCCTTATATGCGTGATGATGCTAGTAAGGGTGACAGAAGGGCAGATAACACTATGTTTAAAGACAATGAGTTTGTAAATACAGTTAGTTGGAGAATAGGAACAAGCGAGAAGGGTTATTTAATCAGTCTGCCAGATGAAAGTGTTATTAGTGGTTTGCCAGTGCTGACTGTATATAAGCCATTTGACCCAAATTATCACAGTACAAAATCTGGAGATAATAAAGGGCGGTATTATAAACACAGTTGTGTATTTCTAAAGAACTTCCAGATAAAGGCGGTTATTGGTGATCCTACTTATAGCAACGTGAATGATTCTGATACCATCTATACCAATGTTATAAACAGTGGTTTTGTAAATGAGCTGGATGAAATTAAATTTAAAATATGTACTTGGGATAACAAGAAGCCTAATTATAGTGCAGTAGCTTATAAAGATGGAAGTACACTAAAGTATCTGGATAAAACCTATAATATAGCTTGTAAGAGTGGTGAAACTGGCTGGAGTGGAAGCACTGGTACTGGATTCAGACAAGAAGAACACTTCATTTATAGATTGGTAAATCAATACTCAACACCTTCTATTAAGCTGACACTGAATTTGAGGAATGATAATAAGCTATATGGGCTATACACTGATACTACACTTACTGGCAAAAAGTTTATAGTGGATAGTGTAAATATTGACTGGAAGATGAACAAATAGGAAATCAAACTAATTGAAAAGAAATGAATATAATCAAATATAATTCGGCTAAAGACACTGCCAACACCAGAGCTAATGTTAGTACCACTGTTATAAATGGTGGTACTGGTTCTGGTAGCAGTGATTCTAGTGCAAAGCTGGCTGAAACTCATACGATATTTGGCTAGCCATTTGACGGTACACAAGATGTTAGCGGTGATATTACTAATGTGTAGAATATTACTGCTGTAGGTGGTGATGTGGTAGTTAAGAGTTTGACCGATTCAGAGGGTGAGTTTGGAGGAAACATTTAGGCTGATAAGGATATATTAGCTGGTGGAGATATGAAAGTTACTGGCGATGCTTATGCTACTAAATTCATTGGTGACATAGAAGCCAATGAAGGTACTGTAACATCTATATCTGGAACTAGCCTTAACTATGACAGTGCAGACATTAGATAGGCTATTATAGACACTTTACAAAGCACTGACATTACTACTGAAAACCTAACAGTTACCAAATAGGCACATTTCTTTGAACTTATCATAGACAAAATAAAGGCTGCTGGAGGTGCTATAATCTTATCTCCTGCTGATGGATTCAAAGTAGATAAGGTATCATCTATTAGCAGTGGTTATAGAGTTTACTGGAAGGCTACAGATGGAGAAAAGAGCATATCTAATATGTGGAAAGTAAATGATTAGGCTATTTGTCAAACCTTTAATGCCGCTACAGGAACTTCCTATAATGTGTCTAATAAGTATTACTGGAGTTTGGTTACTGCTGTAGGAACTGAAACTATAGATGATACTGATTACCATTATCTAGATTTATCTGGAGCTACTGTAGATGGTACACTGAATCCAGAAGTAGGTGATGAAATAGCTATGTTAGGTTATAGAGGTACTGATGATAGTAATAGACAGAGTGCAATCTATATAGCTGCTTACAATTCTATTGATGCCGATTTGAAAGCACCTTTATTTGCACACTATAGAGGTATCAATGACTTTAATCTAAAGGCACATAAATACACTTGGTTTGCTGCTAATGGAAACACTATTAAAGGCAATCTTTGTGTTACTTCTGGATAGACTGTAGAAGATTATGTAGCTGAACATTCTGCCGAAGGAGCCACACAGTATTTACATACTGCTTATGCAAATAGTTCTGATGGTTCTAAGGACTTTACCAAAGTAAATCTAACTGGTGACTATCTTTATATAGGTTTGAAGTCTGATTTTATAGAATCTGATTCTGCATTAACTTACAGTGATTATACTTGGAGCAGATTAAAGGGAACTGATGGAACAAATGGTACTAATGGAACAAATGGTAAAGACGGTACTAATGGAACAAATGGAGTAGGTATAAAAACTGTAACAGAGTATTATCTGGTAAGTTCTAAGAATAGTGGTATAACTAATGAAACATCTGGATTCAGCACTACTATTCCTACAATGACTTCTACAAACAAATATTTGTGGAACTATGAGCTAGTAACTAAGACGGATAACACTACTTATAAAACTCCTGCTGTTATTATTGGTGTGTATGGTGATACTGGTGCTTCTGGAACTTCTGTTACTGTTAAATCTACTGCTGTATCTTACTAGGTAAGTGCTTCTGGTACTACGATACCTACTGGAATTTGGCAAAGTACAGTACCGTCTGTAGCTGCTGGCAAATTCCTTTGGACTAGAACAGTAGTTACTTATTCTGATGCTAGTGTTTCTACTTCCTATTCAGTAGCCAGAGCTGGTGTAGATGGAACTTCTGTTACTATCAGTTCTACATCTATTACTTATGCAGTGACAACCACAAACAGCTAGCCAGATGATTCTGCATTTACTTATACCAGTGTTCCTAATGTAGGACTAGGCTAGTATCTCTGGAGCAAAACAGTTATTACCTATAGTGATGGTACAGAAGCAAAGACTTATGCAGTAAGTAGGATTGGTTCTGATGGTAAGTAGGGTGATAAAGGTAGTAACGCTTATCTGCATATTGCTTATGCTACCAGTGCAGACGGAAAGACAAACTTTAGCACCACCTACTTTGTTGGAGCTACTTATATTGGTACTTATTCTGATGATGTGGAAAATGATTCTGTAGATTATACAAAGTACACTTGGGCAAGGTTGAAGGGTGATGATGGTAAGGGTATAAGTTCTATAGTAAACTATTATCTGGCTACTTCTGCAAGTTCTGGTGTTACTACTTCTACTTCTGGATGGACTACAACAGTATAGACTGTAACAACTACTAAAAAGTATCTCTGGAACTATGAGGTAATAACTTATACAGATGGTACTACCACAACTACAACACCTCACATTATTGGAGTGTATGGAAATAGTGGAACTGATGCAGAGTATTACAAACTGCTACCAATAATAGAAAAGGCAGAAGTTAATTCTTCTGGTACTTTGGCTGTAAACTTCCAGTATTAGATAGTTTATGTAAAGGGTAATACATCTAGCCCTATTACAGCTTCATCAACTGGATATAAGATTAAGGTACTGCCAAACAACTCTACAACTTACTATACTTTGAGCTATAGCAGTTCACCATCTTATAGTAATGCTTCTTTCTTGTCTAACTATCATACTGCATCAAGTAAGCCAACTTACTTTACTGCTTATTTGTATGATTCCAGCGGAAATATAAAAGACAGAAGGATAGTTACTGTAGTGTTTGATGCTGCTGCAACTTTGACTATAACAGATTCCATCAAATCTACAGTAAGCGGACATACCACCAGTATAGGAAACTTACAGACGTCTATAGATAACATTGCTGTAGGTGGTAGAAACCTTATCACAAAATCAATTAACTATAGAAAAGCTACTCCTTTAGTACATACATCATCTAATGGTGATGGTTATGCCGAACATACCGAAATGAAAACTGCTGTAACATTATAGGCTGGCAAAACATATATAATACAGTGCAAATCAGATGGTACTTTATATACTCATAGTGAAAGCGGTACACCTAGCAGTAAGTACTATACAGTTTGGCTAAGAAGCAGTACCAGAAGCTACTGTTTTACCACTACTAATTTAACTGGTACTGATTCTTAGGGTGCTAAGTATTGGAAGTTTAACGTAGATAAAACTAATGATTACTGGTTTAGAACTAATAGTTATTCAGATGGTTCTACTTCTGTTACTATCAAGTTTTGGGATATTAAGCTGGAAGAAGGTACAGTTAAGACAGATTGGACTCCAGCACCAGAGGATATTAGCAGTAACTTTACAACTGTTACAAACAGTATATCTAGCATTAACCAGAAAGCGGATAGCATAGAATCTACAGTAGCCAGTCATACCAGCAGTATAAGCAACTTAAATAATACTGTTAATTCTCATACTACCAGTATTAGTAAAGTAACATAGACTGCTAACAAATTAACTTGGTAGGTAAACAACAGTAATTATTTAGATGCTAATTTGTTTGGTAGAGCTTCTTGGGATGGATTAGGCGAATCTGGTGTAGAGAAAGACAACTTTATATTTGTGCCTAATGCCTTTAAGTGCTACAAAGGTGGAGTTATTAAGGAGGAAAATCTAATCAAGAGTGGAGATATAGCAATTAAAGAGATGTAGTGTATTTTTGGCACTAATGCAAAAATAAGTGATAGTGTTACAATGCCTAATGATTCTTATGTGGTATCTCCAGTAGTATAGTTGGAAGAGGATTATGATTATACGCTATTCTTTTATGCAAGTTTGTATTAGGGAGGTTCAAACAGTACTGTTACTGGTTCTGCTACCTTATTTGTTCAAGTCTTGTACTTTGATACGTTAGAAGATGCCTTAGCTAACAACGGATATGGTTCTGTAAAAAGCCATACCATAAAATCAAACTTTACAAGTTGGAATTATAAGACATAGGACGGTGTTAGTTTTACTGCTATTTATAGTGGATATGCGAGAATAAGGTTTCTAGTTAGAATTAACAGCTTTGGACCAACTAGAACACTTTTCCAATTAAACTAGGTACGTCTGTATGAGGATTATGTATCATATATAGATAATTAGATTCCAGAATGGAACAACAACTATTATAAAACCTATTCATAGATTAGACAAACAGCCAATGAGATAAAACTATAGGTAGCAGATATAAACGTTAAGATAGACGATAAAGCGATTGAACTAAATGGAGATACTAAGGTAAATGGTTCTTTAACGCTTACTGATGCAGATTAGGGATTTATCCTTAATGGTGGTACTGGTAAAACAGTAATTTCACCACAAAGTATAGGTTCATTCTATAATTTCCAAAATGTAGCTAATACAATAAGTAAACTTGTCGGCACTTCTTATAATAGTGGTGGTGAATCATTAAGCGGAACTGTAGATTTTACCTTTACTAAGACATTTAATATTGGTACAGTTCCAGCCAATAAAACAGTAACTTTGTCTAATGGTTATGTAGGATTTATGAAAGCTAATAGTGGTACTGTAATAAATCCGTCAAAAGTAAGTGTTTAGTATAAAGTTTATTAGGGTTCAACACTAAAAACTACTTATACTTCCAGTTCTACATCAATGGCTACAATGGGGGCTACTACAATAAGTTCTACTGCTGAGGTTAAAATCATCATTGAGGTTGAAATGACTTGTGCAAATAGTTACTGGAACACAACTAGTAGCAGTATAAATTAGCCTATAGAAATGCCTTTTGCTAGTTGTAGTATGGGTGTAAAGGCTAGTGTTCCTAATGATGCCTTTACCCTTATCGGATATGATGGTATAGGGCTTAACTTTGGTGGAAATGGTATTATCTACTTAGGATAGAATATGTGTTAGTTACAGTATGGTAGCAATGCTGTTAGAATTGATACTAATGGAATTTATAAGTATTGCGGTTCTACTTCTTCTGGTAAGAAAGCACATATTATAGGTGGTACTACTTATACTGATACTGCTACTTCTTATTACTAGTAGGAGTACGCTCCATTGAACGGATATAAGATAAGAAGAGTAACAACTAGCGGTAATATTTACGCTGATTTGGAAGATGAATATATATTGTGCAGACACTCTAGCGGTACTGTTAATATATTGTTAGGTAGTCCATCCTACTTTACTGGTAAGTGTATAAAGATTAAGAGTGTTGGTTAGGATGTTAATGTATATGCTGGTACTTCTACTTCAAATACATCATATAAGATTGTTAGGTCTGATGGCAGTCAAGTAAATGGTAGAGAAGGTGATGATAATGCTTGTAGAAGTTACTGGAGTGATGGTACTTATTGGTATGAGGAATTTATGGGATGGTAATGTAGATTCTTATTACTCACTTTAATAAACCTTATAAATGAATCAAAGTAGAGAAAAATGGAGTATGTTAGGAATAAAGGACTAGATATAGTACATTACAGCGGTAGTACTAATAATGTCTGGTGTGATTATTGCTTTCTTATCTTTCTTCCTAAACAGCTTCAATATAGCGACTGGTGTACTTATATACATTGCTTAGGCATTTGTGGCTGGCGGTTCTATATTTGGTGTTAGCATCTACTTTAAGACTAAACTCGGAGAGTTTAAGAGTGATGCAGTAGAGGAAATATAGAAAGCAGTTCAAAAGATAGTAGATAAAGAAAATTAAAATTTAGCCCGTATCTAAATAAGATATGGGCTTTTTTCGTACCTTTGCACCTATGAAAGAGCTTATAAGGATAGATAACCCATATAATGAGCCACTTCTGGAGTATGTAATAAAGGTAGCTAATAACTTTATTCCAGATGTAGAGCCTATAGAAATGGTGCTGATGGATTCAGTAGCACCAGATACCTTTGTATATAGATATACAGAAGGGTTTATAGACACTGGCAGACTTGATAAGTATTTAGCCAGTGAAGAAGTTATAGACACTGTTAAGGCTTTTGGGTTAGATGTAGATAAGTTCTGGTATCTCTGCTTATTCATTAAAGATGTAGCAGAAGGATTTACTGTAGAAGCAGTTAAGATGAATCCTACACACAGAGAGGAACTAAATAATCTGGTTGCAGAACTGGATAAGTTAGAGCCAGAGATAAAGTATGATAGGTTTATTAATGTAAAAGGTACTGGCGAACTTACTTTAAAAGTCGGAAAGCATCCGATTAAAATAACAGATGGAAGCACTTTAACCCTTATAAACTATGCAGTAACTAAGCTGCTGGACGAACTAGCAGAGAATAATGAGCTATTAGATAGTGCTTCTATTGACTTTAACCAGAAAAAGGATTTGAAGCCAGTGTATCAGATTTACTTATTCAATAAATATCTAAGCTGGTTTATGAAACCACTGGTAGCAGATAAGGCTTCACTGGCTTCTAAGGATAAGAACTTACTTATAAGTAGGATGATATTTATACTAGGCATTTCTGATGATGAAAGCTACTTTGAAGAATACAATGATAAAGGGGATAAACTGAACTTCTTAAAGAACAATCTAAGAAGGTATCAAGATGTAGAAATACCTACTCATAATAGCTACTACTGGCAATAGTGTGTTATTTTTATAGGAAATCTAACCCACTAATGATTAGGCTTAAATAGTTGCTTTTAGTAGGTTTTTGGTATAACTTTGCACCCAGAAAAATAATTCATCTGGTGTGCTTGATACCAAAACAAATCCTAAAGGCATAGGTAATATTAATGAAGTTTAAAGTAAATAAGAAAGATGTAGAGTTTAACAGTGTAGAAGAACTGTTTAGGACTAAGAGAAGTGAAAGAAATGAGTTATTTGGGCAGTACATTACATCTGTAGGGCAGAAAGAAAAAGCCAACTTAGAGGAGATTCTAAAGCTGGCTAAGGCTAAACAAGAGGAATGTGAGCAGTGGAAGACTAATCTGGAAACACTGGTAAAGTATCTGGAAGAAGAAATTAAGAAAGCTGCTGCTGCTAAATTACAAGAGGCTGTAAATGCTATGGATGCTGAACAGTTGGCAAACTTGAAGAAGCTGATAGAAGCCAAAGAAGGAAAGTAAGACTAATCTACTTCTTCAAACTAAAAGTAAAGAGGGTGCTAACAGCATCCTCTTTTTTGTTGTATATTAATATCTGTTAAATCTTTATATGGCTGCAAAACGGCTGAATTTTATAAGTAGCTGATATTCAGTACTTATTAGACTATATGACTTTGATGGCTTATTTGTGGATAAAGCATTAAAGTCTTATAAGCTATTGCATATTCCGATTTTTCTTAGTACCTTTGCACCAGAATTTAAAATATAACGGTATGGAAAAGACGATACTTTGCATTATCAGAGCCAGTACAGAGAAACAAGAAACGGAATCTCAAAAGAAAGAACTGGTAGCCTACTGTAAAGCCAAAGGTTTTGCAGAGGAACAAATGGCATTTATAGAAGTGGCTGGAGCATCCGCTAGAAAACTGAATAAGAAGTACATTCAGATGCTAGAGGATATTAAGGCTACTATTCTAACTAATCCTACTATCAAATCTGTAGCCTTATGGCACTTGAACAGATTAGGCAGAGTAGAAAGCAAGCTACACGAAATGAAGGAGTTTTTTGTAACCAATAAGATACAAGTGTACTGCAAGAATCCAGAGTTTATACTGCTTAATGATGCTGGTGATGAAAGTGCTGCTGGTGGTATAGCTTTTTCTGTTTATGCTTCTATGGTGAAGTATGAAACAGATGAAATGTTTGCCAAAATGAAAAGAGGTAGAGATAGAAATAAGGAGCAGGGTATATTTTATGGAGGTCAAATAAAGTATGGCTTAACTCTGGATGATACCAAACACTTTGTAATAAATCCAGAAGAAGCATCTGTAGTTAGATTGATGTATGAACTGTATGCCAGTGGTAAGTATAGTATCTATAAGCTAGTAACAGAGCTAAATTCCAGAGGTATCACTAAGAACGGACAAAAGATAACCTATGATATGGTACAAGGCATATTGGCAGATAAGAGCTACTATAATGGGAAACTACCTATTATAGATAAAGAACTATTTGATAAGTGTGCTGCTATCAAAGCCAATACTGTAGCCATTAAAAGGACAAAGGAAACCAGAAATATAAACTTTGCTGTAGGGCTATTAAAGTGTAGCTGTGGGCAAAACTATATTGCTTCTGGTGATTTCTATATTTGCTATTCTAAGACTTATGCCAACAGAAAGCATATACAGTGTGAATGTGATTCACCAGTTATCAGACGTGAGGTGTTAGATGGTTTACTTTGGTTTGTGACCAAAAGACTTCACCAGTATTTCTTAATGCAGAAGGATTCTATAAACATTGAGGAATATAGAGATAAGGAGAATATACTGAAACTGAAAGTATCTACTACAGAGAAAGAACTGGCTGCTATAGAAGAAAGAACTGTAACGCTGGAAGATGATTACTACATAGAGGGTAGTATGACTAAAGCCCAATTTGAGAAAAGGCTGGAAGGCTTAAAGGGTAAGAAACAACAGACTAAATCCATTCTGGATAATCTGGCTAATGAACTGAATGAGGTAGCTAAGATGATACAACAGCTAGAACTACCTACTAATGACAAGTATCTAGAATCCTTATTACTATCTGATTTGAATGATGAAGAAGTAGAGGATAGAAGAAAGATTAAAGAGATAATGTTTCAGCACATAGATAATATAAGGCTGAATCAGTACAAAGAAGGTAAGCAGAAGTTAGTAGATATTACTATAGCTTCTAAAGGTGGACTGGAGTTTACATTTACCTATAACATCTGGCTTAACAGCTTTAGAAAAGGTGAGTGCTGTATATTCTATGAGGGTAAACCATTATATGAGATTGATAACCATATCATCCGACTTAACAAGGCAGTAGTAAATGATATAGAAGGTAAGATAGGACTTCCAGACCTAACCAATGAGGAATTAGGTAGAGCTGCTGTTAATCACATAGAAAGAGAAATGATAGCCAACACTAGCAAAGATGAAGATGATATAAAGGGCAGAGTGTTTACAGATGTAGTATCATCCGAAAATAGCACCCCTATTAAGAGTAATGTAGTAAAGAAACTAATTGATGGTGGCTATATAGATACTGATACTACAGAAAAGTAACTAAAAGGGGTATGGGGTTGAATTTTAGGACTAGAAGCACCGAAAC